TCACGAGCCCTCCGTCGACGCGCACTGCCGGAAAACCCGCGCCAGTGAAACCCGGCTGAATCGTGAGAGCCGTCCACGGCGCGGTGATGATGTCCCACCGGTAGCCGTCATGCAGGTACTCCCACAGCGTGTCCGTTGAGGCGGTCCGCTGTCCGATAACGACTCTCGTGCCAACGACCGGGTCGTTGATCTGGGCGTCCCGGATCACGGTCGATGCCAGGGTAGGGACGTTGATCACGACCCACTTGCCGAGCGCGCTGTTGCGGCGCCACAGGATCCCGTAGTCCAGCGTTACGCACACCATGCCGTCGACCGGTGCCGTCAGGACCGAGTCACGCTCGGCCTTCGATGCGAACCGCATCACCAGCCGGCCGGCGATCGCGTCGGCGAGCGCCTTGATGTCTGTCGGTACGTCCGGGATGACGGTCGCGGCCGGGTACGGCAGGCCCTGGATCGGCTCATTCGGCATGGTGGGTCTCCTCCTGCTGGGGCGGGTCGAGCGGCTCGGGGTATTCGGTGGAGATCCCAACCGCTGCCTCGGCGGTCAGGACGACGGCCTGAACGGCGGTGGGGTCGAACCCGAGCAGCTCCATGGCTGCGGCGACGTCGTCGGGGCTGGGCATAGCGCGGTCCTCAGATCGAGTAGGTGATGGTGACGGCGATCATGAACTCGCCGAAGTCGGCGCCGGACGTGCTGTAGACGCCGAAGCCGCTGATCGTGCCGGCGAGCAGCGCCGACAGCCAGCTGCTGGGCAGATCCCACGAGCCGGTCTGGCCGTTCGTCAGCGCGCCGAGCTTCCACGGGCCGTAGCCGGACACGAACGCCGGCGCGCCGGACGGATTCGGGCTGCTCCCCCTGTTGTGCCCGTACACCACCGGCGCGGCCAGGCTGGGCCCGTTGTCCATGATCAGCCGCGTGACGGACAGTTTCGCGGTCTGGATCGTCGCTCCGGACGGGATCTGCGACGCGATCGACGGCGTGAAGACGTCGTAGCCGCCCCATGTCAGCGTCGGGTTGAAGCTGAAGTCCTGACCCTTGCCCTGATAGATGAACACCCCGTTCGGTGACCACGACCACACCCACGACCCCGAGGACGACTTCGAGCCCTGCCAGGCGCCGGACGGCTGGACGTACAAGCTCTTGGTCGTCGGGACGACGGGTGTCGGGGTGGGAGGGGTAACGCTGCCGAGAGCGGTCGATGGCTTGCCCAGCGCCAGCCACTGGCCGGCGATGCGGAGGACGACGATCGAGTCCCCCACCGTCGGCGAGTACGAGGCGAGCCACCGGACACCAGTGAACGAGCTCCCCGACCACGTCATGCTGAGCGTCTTCGCGGTCGCGTCGACTGCGGTGACTGTGGCCGTGTCGAGCAGGGCGGCGACCTCCGCCGCCCCGTTCATGGCCCGCTTACCGAGGACCAGCCAGTCGGCGCCGACCTGGGCGACGCTCACGACGTCGCCGGCGGCCGGCCGGTACGAGGAGAGCCAGCGGAGACCGACCATCAGCGTGCCGTTGACGGTCACGTTCACCGTCTGGCCGGTCGGGGTTGCGTCCACCGTGCCGATCCACAGCCTCGCCTGCCCGTCCCCGAAGCGGTCCATGAACGCGGATGCGAGGTCACCCATCGGACGCCTGCCGGATGTCGCGGGATGCGAGGCTGAACGTGTTGCCGGGGATCAGGTCGATTCGGCCGCCGTCGATGATGTGCCGTCGGGTCGAGTGGTACGGGTCGGCGGGGTCCATCATCACGTCGACGACGTCGCCCGAGTCGAGGGTCGGGTTCGGGACCGTGGTCAGGTCGAGGGCTCGTGCCGCGCCGCAGGTCTGCGCCAGCTTGGCCGCGCCGACCGCCCGGCACTGGTCGAGGGTGGTCAGGTTCGGCACCTGGGCGCTCTCCGGCACCATGCCGAACGCTCCCGTGTCCGGGTCGCCCCACCGGGTGAGGCTGGTCGGGTTGTCGTCGTAGACGACCGCCTGGATGGGCACATCACCGGTTGTCGGGGTGGTGCCCTGGATGATCCACGCGTTCCGGACGCGCGACCGGTCGATCGTGTGGGTGGCCCTCACCAGCACGCCGCCGGGCCCGGCCCGCAGAGTGGCCACCGGTGCGGAGTCGACCGTTGGGGCGTCAGCGACGATGAACCTGCCGTACGCGTCGCAGCGGACGGTCGCGGCGATCGAGTCAGCCAAGGTCTTGATCACCGCCCACCGGTCGCCGGCGACCGGCGTGGCCGGGACCGCAGTGTCGCGGGTCGCGGACACGATCACCTCGGCCGACCCGAGTACCTCCCGGATGAGCACCACGATCAGCGACTGCGCCGACGGGCCGGAGATCGTACGCGGCGCGACGAACCCGGCGTCGGCCACGAACGCCTCCCGTGACACTCCCGAGACCTGGACAGCCTGATCGTCGGTGAGTGAGCCGTTCATACTGTCGATCCGGAACCGGCCCAGCGGCACCGACTCCTGCCCGCCGCCGGCGTAGTGCAGCGTCCAGTAGACGCGTACCTCGTGGCCGTACACACCGACCGTGCCGCCGGTCAACACCGACTCGACCCGGTACGCCTCGAGTGGCAGTTCGGGCTCGATGGTGCACGACAGCGTCCGGGACGTGATGGCCGCCCGGGCGAGCGTCACGTCACCCCCAACGATCGGCAGGCCGGAGTACGCCACGACACCGGCCCTCAGCAGGTCGGCCCGGACGCTGACCTGCTGCGATGAGGGCAGCGCGGCCAGGAACTCCGGAGACACGATGAGCATCAGGCAGGCCCCTGCGCCATCGCGAAATACGACGGGTACGCGGCCTTGAGGTCGGCGTAGGTCGCGAACGTTGCCATCACCGAGCCGTAGGTCCACGTCGAACCGCCCTGCTGGCCGGCCGGGACCCGCACACGGGTGACGTCGACCTGCCAGCGGCGGAACCCGAACCCGACGAACCCGCCCGGGTTCACCGGCGTCACCGACCCGACGTAGTACCAGTCCGGCTCCAGATCCGACTCCCCCACCGGCTGCAGCAACACGACCCGGGCAGTCCTGAACAGTTCGCGGAGCGCCGCGGTCTGCGCGCCGGCGTCGGTACGCAGCACCAGCTGGCCGCTGTCGGCCGCCACACCGGACCACTGCGACACGGCGACCGCGTCCCCGCCGATCACCTGGTAGGTGCCGCCGATCGTCGGCGACGACAAGGTAGGCGAGTCGGCCAGCTGACACAACACCGACAGGTCCGGCCGGCCGGGAGCTTTCACCCACACACCCACCGAGCCGCCCACCGTCGACACGGTCGCCGACGCGGTGGCCACCACAGCCCCGGCCGCGGAGTAGCCGGTCACCTGGTACGTCACCTGCGAGGCGAGCGGCATCTCGTGGTCGACCGCCACCAGATACCCGCCAACGAGAGGCTTCTGGATCACGCCACGGACCAACACGGCCGCGCTACCCGGAACGGTGCGGGTAGCCGTCACGTACGCCGGGACGGTGCCACCCCACGTCGCCCCGTTGATGGACAGCCGCACCGACGAGGTCACCGGATCGAAGACGGCCACGAGCACGGGGGCCACTAGATTCCACCTCCCGGGAGTGCGTAGCGGACGGCGCCCGCCTCGGCTGCGAGGCTGGCCTGAACGATCGCCGAGACCGGCTTGCCGTCCACCAGCAGCGTTAGGGAGAGCCGGCTGAACGCCGCAGCGAGATCCGCAGCGCTGAACCCGCCCGAGCCGATCGCCTGCTGCGTCTGCGACGCGGTGAGGATCACGCCCGACACGGCCGGCCGGAACAGCTCGATGCCCTGCTCGTTGACCTGGTACAGCTCGCCGGCGTACACCGGGCCACCGACGGCCTTCTTCTTCGGCTTCGCCTTGGTCGTGACCGACGTGCCGACCACGACCTTGCCGAGCGCGGAAGCGAGCGAGCCGGCCAGTTGCTCACCGAGCGAGGCCAGCGACCCACCTAGGGTGTCCACGACGCCCTTGGCTGCCGCCAGCCCACCCTGGTAGGCGGAGTCCGTCACGAACTCGGCCGCACCCTTGCTGTACGCGGTCAGCTGGTCGTAGGCCGAGTTCATCAGGCCGATCTGCGAGTTGTCCTGCAGGTACATGTCGGCGATCGAGATGGCCTCATTCACGTCCGAGCCAGCGACCGAGGCGATCTCCTGCAGGAACGCGGTGTTCGCGCCCAGCCGCTGCAGCTGGCCCAGCTTGGTGGCCAGTGTGCCGAGCTTGGCCGCCTCCGCAGACTTCCGCGCCGTGATCGACCCGGCGGTCGCGTCCGCCCCGGTTGTCTCCGTCTCGTACCAGATGTTCCCGTTCGCATCCGACCGCATCACGTCGGTCGAGGTGAGCGTTGATTGGGCGAGATCAGCCAACGACGAGCCCGCGCGCGACAGGTTGCTGTAGACGTCGTCGTAGATGCCCTGGACCGTGTCCAGGGTCGACTTCGCCTCGTTGAGTTGCGAGGTCAGCGAGCCGAGCGTCTTTTCGTACGACAGTGCCGCCGACTTCAGCTTGGCGCGGGCCGCCTTCGACAGGGCGGAGTTGTCGGCCCAATCCAGCATGGTGTCGACCTGCGAGAGTCCGGATCCGGACGCCACGTCGGACGGGATTGTGCCGCGGCGCACCCACGTCTGGAGCTCGGCGAGCAGCGAGGCGCGCGCCTCTGCGTCGGCCTTAGCCTGGGCCTTCCGCTTCTTCGCGGCACCGCCCCCTGCGTAATGCTCGACCGCGCCGCCGTCCGCGAACCGGTAGACGCCGGCGTGTAGGCCGCGGCGGAACCGGTACACCTCAGCCTGCCCGCCCATCTGGAGGACGTCGGCGGCGGTGAGCACGTGCTCGCCATTCGACAGCTTCGCGTCGATCGAGTCCGAGGTCGCCGTTCCCGCACCCCACACCGCGCCGCCGCCGGCCAGCTTCGGGCCACCCTGCCGCTTGGTGTTGAAGTGCAGAACCCACTCGTCCTGCATGAGCTTCGGGTAGATCTTCGGGTACTTGTCGGCGAGCTTGGCCTTCTCCCAGTCCTGTATGCCGCCACGGTTCAGCAGCGACTCGATCCACGCCTCAGCGGTGTCCCCGTCGATCTTGTCGAGGGCTTCATACGCGCCGTCGATTCCGTCGCTGTCGAATGCCGACAGCACCCGGGTCTGCGCCGACTTCGGCAGTCCCTTGATCGAGGCCTTGAGGCTGTCGAGTTGGGTCGATGCGAGGCCCGCACCTGTCACCGACATATCGGTGTTGACCGATACCGGGACGAGTCCGTACTCGGCGATCATCGACGAGATCGCGGTCTCGGTGAATCCCATCTGCCGCGCCTGATCCGCAAACGCTTTGCGGCCGTCTTCCATCGCAGTGTTCACGGCCTTCTGGCCCTTGCGCTGCTCGAGCAGCTTCTGGGTGTGCGCGATCGTCGTGGACGCGATCTTGTCCAGCGTCGTCTGCGCCTCGCGGCCAGCCTTCGTGTCGAGGTCAGTCAGGTCCTTCTTGTTCTTCGTCTCCTTGACGAGCTTGCGCGTCGCGGCCGCAGTGTCGTCGAGCATCGCCTTATAGCCGATCGTGGAACCGGACAAGGCAAGCGCTTGGTTAGCCGACTCCCACAGAGCCTTCGCATAGTCGGAAATCGAAGCCGTCGCGCCAATGGCGGCCTGCTGCGTGTCCGCCAGCTTGTCGACCAGTTCAGGATGGGCGGCCGCCGCCAGCTTGACCGCCGTGGGCACCTTGCCCGACATCCAGTCGGCGTACTCCTTCGTGGTCAGGCCGGTCTCGCCGAGCTGAACCGCGGTGGACTGGAGCGACGCCTTGTACTCGGGGAACAGCTTGATCAGGTCGTCCATGCTCACGCCCTGCGCCTCCGCGCCCTCGCGGATCTTCGCGAACGCAGTCTGCGCCTGGGTGGAGTCCATCGCGGCAAGCGACTGATCCAACTTGTTGGTCTGATCCTTGAGTTCCGTGATCGCCGTCTTCGACCCGGCGAGGCCTGCGATGGTCTGCTGAAGGCCGGACGTGAAGTTCCCCCAGCCAGACGAAGCGTCCGCCACCTGCTTGATCGCGTCTCCGAAGCCCTTGGCCTGAGACGTGCCGGCCTCCCACAAGAAGAAGCGGCCCTGCACCTTGCCGAACTCGGTGTCGAGCTTCGCCAAGCCGTGCTCGCCGGCGTCCGCTGCGGCGGCACCCATGTCGCCCAGCGACCCGGACGCCTTGTCGATGCCGTCCTGGATCGACGAGCCGATGATCGACACGACCTGCAGCGCGGCCAGGGCGATCGCCGTGCGTCGGGCAGCCTTGCCCACCTTGTCGATCCCCGACGCCACCTTCGGATGCTCTTGGCCGAGCGCCTCCATGCCGGTGCGGTAGTCCGACCAGGCGACAGCCCCCTTGGCGACCAGCGACGTGCCAATCATGAGCACGCCCCCAAGCGCCGTCAGCGAGGCTGCCCCGGTGAGTACGGGCGCAGGCAGTTCGCCGATGACGTTCACCAGACCGGTGGCGTTCTGGGTCATGCCGCGCAGGGCGTCGTTCAGGCCCGAGCCGGACTGGATCGCGACAGTGTCGAGTGAGCCAGAGAGTCGCTCCAGGTCGCCGGAAAGGTTGTCGGTGAGAACTGCGGCTTGACGTGCCGCGAAGCCGGCGTCCGAAACGTTCGCGATCCACTTCTGGATGCCCTCTGAACCCTCCGAGTAGAGCACACCCGCGGCGCGGACAGCATCCGAGCCGAACATGACCGAGAGTGCTGAGTTGCGTGCCGCGGGCGAAAGCTTGCCGAGCTTGTCGTGCAGTTGGCCCGCGTAGTCTGCGAGGCCGACGAAGTTTCCCGACGAGTCGTAGGCCGAGAGCCCGAGGGCGGTCATCATCTTCTGCGCCTCGGCAGACTGCGGAGTCAGCCGCTGAAGCATCGTCTTGAGGCTCGTCCCGGCATCGGAGCCGAGCAGGCCCTGCTGTGCGAACGCCGAGAGGGCGGCCGTCGTCTCGTCGATCGTGAGCCCCGTCTGGTGCGCGACGAGACCGCCCTGACCGAGTGCCATGGCCAGGTCGGATACCTCGCCCATCGCCTTGTTCGCGCCGGCCGCGAGCAGGTCAGCGACGTGGCTTGCGTCGGATCCGTCGAGGCCGAACTGCATCAGGGCGGTGGACATGTCCTCGGCAGCCGCTTTCACGTCCATCTCTCCAGCAGCGGCCAACGAGAGTGACCCGGCGAGACCACCCCCGAGGATGTCCGATACCGAGAGTCCGGCCTTCGCTAGATCGGTGATCGCATCGGCTGCCTCAGCAGCGGAGTACTGCGTGTCCGCGCCGGCCCGGATCGCCGCTTCCCGAAGCTCATCGATCCGTGCCGCAGCCTCGCCGCCCTGTGCCCGGATCGTTGACAGCGACTTGTCGAAGCTCGCGAAGCTCTTCGCCGCGAGGGCGGACAGGCCGAGCAGGCTTGTTCCCATCAGCCCGATCTGGGTCGAGACCGCGCTCCACTCCGACCGGTTCTTCTGGATCGACTTCGACGTCGTGTCGGCGAAGCTCTTGATGTCGTTCCGGCCCTTGCGGAGCTTCCCCTGCAGGTCGGTAATATCACCCTTGACGCGTAGATAGGTGGTGCGATCAGTCACGATTCACCTCCGGCGCGAAAGGAAGAGAGACGGGAATGCCGAATCTTGGCGGGTTTGAATGGCTACTCCTGCCGGTGCTGCTCATCGCACTGGTGGTCTGGCTGATCGTGCGAAGCGTCCGCAAGCGCGGATCTGTGGCCCGAACGCAGGCATCCCTCGACCCGAACGCGATCGGCGCACAACTGTTCACGGGGGCGCCTACGGCCACATATCAACTGGCTCCAGACGCTCTACCGTTCGAGGTAGTTGTCGCTCAGGCGCTTCAGCGCGGGTATCGTCTGGAGGCGCAGAGCCCGACCGGCGCTCTGGTATTCAGCCGCCAGTCTTGATCTTCACCGGCCACGACAGTGCCTGCTCGAACGGAGCGTGGGCGCTGTCGAGGTACTCCTTCTGGCCGCGCATCATCGCGGTGGTCGCGTGGCACCTCACCGGCGACGCGGGCTCGTACAGCACCTCAGCGTCCGAGCTCTGGCACATCCACTTCGGACGACCACAAACCGGGCACTGCTCGGTCCGGCGGTACTCGGCGAGCCCGAGCATCCACGCCTGCTCGGTCACGTCCCACTCCGGCTCTGGACGGGAGGAGATCAGCCGGCCGGCGTCGTCGTAGGTGTAGGCCGTCGTCGGTTCCCAGCCGAGGAAGCGGCGGTAGGAAATCCCCAGCCGCTCGGCGGTTTCTAGCTCTTGTCGGAGGCCCGCATCATGAGCGATGCGAGCCGCGATTTTGGGGCACCAACTCGATTCTGGTTGAGCTCCTTGAGCTTCTCGGCGAAGCGTGTCCACTGCGCCAGCGTCATGGTCTTGACTTCGTCGTCCCAGTCGCTCGCCGCATCGAACTCGATCGGGCTGCCGTCGGCGACACGGGTCACAGACGCAACGACGTCCGGTTCTCGCATCACTGCGTTGATGAACGCCCAGTAGTCGGCGTCCGACATCTCGGTCTGCGTGTCGTCGTCCGTGGTGTTCTCGGCGCGAAGCTCAAGCCAGCGCTTCGCCGGGATTGCAGACAGGTCGAACGCGACACCGGAAGCGTCCATCTGCTGCTCGAGTTCGATGATCTGCCGCGCGAGATCCTGCTTCGGGTCGCCGACCTCTCGGTCGTCCTTGACGCCCACGGTCTGCAACGTGGCGAGTTCGGCTTGGAGCCGTTCCCACTCGCGCATCCCGTCCAGGTTGGTCCAGTGGATGAGCCGTCCGGTTGCGAGCTTCGCTCCGAGTTTCGACATTGGGGTTCCTCTCCTTCCCTCTCCTGCTGGTGAATGTGGCCTGCCCGCCGCCGGAGAGGGTGGGCGGCGGGCAGGCTGCTGGGGGTGGGTCAGGCGACGAGCGCGACGTCCTGGGCGTAGTCCTGGATGAACAGCGGGAACGTGGAGCGGAACACCGAGTTCGCCTCGGGCGCGATCCGCTGCTTCTTGCCGACGATGCACTTCCACACGTCGACGATCTGCGCGGCGGCCGGGGCGGTCGAGAACAGCACCCCGTGACGGCGGACGATGTACACCGTCGCTCCGGGGGTGAGCGCGGTCACCGCATCGTTCGCGGTCGCCGACAGCGCGGTGCCGGTGTTGTCGATCACCGTGATGCTGGGGTTGTCGACCGTGACCCGGCCCGGCGCCTGCGCGGTGAACGTGTCACACTCGCGGTCGTCGGAGATGCTGGCCTGGGACGGGGTCAGGTTGAAGCCGCCGGCGGTGATGTAGCACGAGATGTGCTTCGAACTGGCAGCCGAGATCTCGGTCGCAGCCTTGGGTGCGGTGATCGTGGCGATCTCGGTGACGATGTCCGTGCGGACCATGCCGTCAACGGGCACGCTGGGAATGTTGGACATGCCTACTCCTTCGGTTCAGTGGCGTCCTGCGGCGCCGAGGGCTCGGGCGCCGACTGATCCGACCGATCGGCGGCCGGAGACTTGGGGATGTGGTGCAGCGGCGGCCGCTCGATCTCGGACGGCGGCCAGCGCTTCGAGTTCAGCGGGATGAGCAGGCCCTGCTCGATCAGTGGATCGTTCTCGGGCCGGTCGAACTGGTGACCCGAGTCCGGGTCCTTGACGCGCACGAACATGCGGCACCTCCTCGGTGTCGGGTTGGCTGGGTGGAAGGTTCAGGCGGTGCGGGAGGCCGTGAACCGCCAGGTGGCGCGCACCACCTGGTAGCGCAGGTTCGTGTCGAGCGCGGTCAGGCCGGCGGCGTACGGTCCGCGGACGCTCGGCGGCTGCAACGCGCCGATCTGCCATCCGTCGGCCGTCAGCGTTGCACCGGTGAACGCCCGGCAGGCCTCGTCGAGCCAGTAGTTCGCCTGGTCCTCGGTGAGCGCGGCGATCGTGACCGTCAGCGCATCCGTGAACGCCACCGGGAGCGACGCTTCGGAGATCTCCGTCTCCTGCCGCTCGAAGCTGGTCACCAGCCACGGCGCGTCCGGCTCGCCGGGAGCTTGGCCGGCGTGGTGGTTGATGCCGTCCGGGCGGAGCGCGCGGACCGCGTTGTGCAGATCGATGATCGTGGTCACAGCAGGCCCAGCGCGATCTGGATCTCCGCCTCGAGACGCGGCGCCTCATGGTCGAGCGCTGGCTGAATGTCGACCGTGCCACCGCCGCCGTTCGCGCCACCCTCGACGGCGATCCCGGCCAGCGAGCCGGCGTCTCCGTCGGGTGTCGGGCCGATCTCGTAGCCGAGCGTTCCAGATAGCAGACCGATCCGGTCGTACGAGACGTCCCGGGCGATGCTGCGGAAGTGCTTGGATGCGCCGAAGATCTGCTGCATCTCGGTCTTGATGTTCTGGGCGCCGCGCTTCATGACCGGCTCGATCGCGTCCACTGCGGCGGCGCCCTTCGCGCCCAACTCGGCAGCAGCGGCGAGCACGTCCGAGACGTCCACAGTCATGCCGTCCATCAGTCCTCCACCGGGATGCGGTAGGCG